GTTGGAACAGAGGTCATCTTATCCGGCACAGTTGAATGTGTCGATTTGTCACTGACCGTGGCCCCAGGGCCGAATCTACCTTCCCAGGTAGCAGGCGGAGAGTCCCCAAGAATATCCAGCACATTTTGCCTCACCTGCGCTAAAAAGGCGTAGATGCGTTCGTCCGAAAAGTTGTTAGACTCATTCAGAAGAAAGGGCTGAAGTCTCAGGTTGCTCTTCGCGCACGCGTGCTCACTCTCCCACCACTTGCTCACACATCTCGCTCGACGCTCGGCTGCCCCGAAACCGGGGATACAGTCGAGTTTCTTCACGAGAGCGTGCGATTGGGCGGCGAAAAAGTACGCTTCGGCATCGCAATAGTCACTAGGAACACAAGGAAGCTCCAAGAGCTCCTTCCATAGTCCGTGTCTCGCCATGATGGCGAGAGACAGGGCCCGTGGGCAGTCGAGTCGCTCCATTGTGGATGCGACAAAGTTATGCAGCTCGGCTGTCATAACACACCTCTTCTCACGTGTTGATGAGACCCACCCGGGAGGGTGGGGAATTGGCCTTACGTAGCGGAATAACCCGCGTTCAGGCACGCCCTCACGAGCGTCGATGCGAGCAGGTTGACGAACTGTGCCGAGGCTTCCGCCTCGTCAGTCGCCGACATGTCGATATCGTAATTCCACGTGAACTTGCCCATCGCCTTGCGATGGACAGAGGTAACACCGGTAGTGGTGTCCGTCTTGATCTGCGGGTACATGTACGTCGCCGTGAACTCACGGGCGGCGCCATTTCGCGCGGATCGAGCGGCCAACCGAAGCTCGGGCTGGAAGCCCAGAGCGGTACCGATCGACTGACTCTTCCATGTGGCAGAGGTCCCATCACCAGAGGAGGGTTGAACCCCCGTATAGGTGATGTTGGTCGTGTTGTCGTTCTTCTTGACGACGATGTCAGCAATTGCAGGCATAGGGCCTACTCCTTTGGTTTGCCAATAGGCAAGTTGACGGATCGCGGTTAGTGACCGCGGGTGAGTGCTTGCAGCAACAATGCTGAAGAAGTAACCAGCCGAGACAAGTCTTTTCCAAGGCTGAATTGGCGCACACCGAGCTTCACAGCTGGGAGTGAACGACTGGCCCGCACTTCGCGGCACCAGATACCGGTTCTGTACATGCCGGGATTTAGAGTTGGGTAAGCCCAATTCGTATACTCGGCATAGGACCACATGTTTTCCCTCGTGTAAGGCTCTGTTAAAGCCACGCCGTACTGATCCGTGAGTGAGTTAACGAATTGGTTAACATTCACGAAGTAGTCGACAACAAAGGACCAGCGCATGAGTTCCCACGCGGTAGCAAAAGGGTTTATCAGGC